GGCTAGTCTCAACGACCGCAAAGACAAGCTGTTCGACGCCTACGACTCTTTGGAAGATGCCAAGCGCTCCGACAAGAAAGATCGGTTTTCTCGTACTAAAGCAGCCGAAGCGGGTGTGGTTGCTGCCGAAGGCCGTCTTAGCGACAATATGTTTAAACTGGCAACAACCGAAGGTCAGACAAATGCCGAGACCGCGCGTGCGTTGGCTACTGCCAGTATTAGCGCTGCCGGTACAGAGTATCAAGGTAGGATCCAAACCTCTATTGCTACGTCTAACCAAGCTAATCAGCGAGCTATTGCTACGTCTAACCAAGCTAATCAGCGAGCTATTGCCGAGATGCCATCAAGTGAACAACGTTTGATCGGCTCGCTTGACCCGAAAGGCAAAGGCGACCCCCGTCGCGGCTACGAAGAGCAGCAGCGCATCAAATCTCAGTATTCTTCTGAAGGTAAGTTCAATATGGACACGGCCTATGCGGACTACATCACCAAGAACCAATCCACAGCCGCGCTTACGCCACTACTGAGCAGGTCTGCATTTGCGGCGATGTTTGGCGTAGGCCCGGCGCTGTCCGCAAAACCAACTGGACAGGTACAGGGTAAGCTGCAATAATACGCACACCCCCGGCGTCCGGTAGCTGAGGGCTTTGTCAAAATCCGAGGACTTACACTGTTATGGCGCAATATCTAACCCTTCCGAACGGCAACTCTATTGAAGTCCCTGAAGGGATGGACCAGCAAACGGCATACGCCAAAGCCATAGAACAGTTCCCTGAAGCCTTTGGCTTAGGTCCCCCGAAAGCGGAGCCTGAAACAGGTTTTATCGCCGGTGTTAAATCAGGCTTTGAGAACCTAAAAGGTGACATCGGCGCTATCGGTGCCGGGCTGGGTATCGAAGGCGGAGCGGAATACTCTGAGGCACAGCGCGAAAAAGCTGGGCAAATATACCGTCAAGCAGAGTTCTCCGAAGATCCTATTGATTACGTAACGGGATTGTTGGGACAATCGGCTGCTTATATGGCCGCGCCTATTGTTGCTGCGGGGCTGGCAAGCACCGCTCCTGTATCTGGGGCCCTTGGTCTTAGCGCTACTGCCGCCGGTTTACTTGGCGCGGGGGCCGCATCTGCTACCCAGTTCACAGGGTCTAACTTATCACGCCAGTTGGAAGAGGGCACCGTCCCTGAAGACCTCCAGCTTGGCGCAGCCGTTGCTGCCGCTATCCCACAAGCCGCGCTAGATACTGCAGCCTTACGTTTCCTGCCCGGCGTAAATAAACTCTTAGGTAAGTTTGGCCGTGAGGCAACTAGAGAAGAAGCGCTCGGCGCTGCCCGTAAATTAGCTGAAGCCTCTGCCGCAGGGTTAGTAAAATCCGGAGGTATTCAGGTTGCCAAGAACGCCGGTATCGAGGGTTTGACCGAAGCAGGTCAGCAGGTATTTGAGCGTATGCAGGCCGGTCTCGACATGATGGACGAGCAAGCTCGCGGTGAGTACCTAGACAACTTCATCGGCGGTGCCACGCTTGGTGGTTTGTTTGGGGCAGGTAGTCGCATTGGTGCCCAAGGCCGGGCCAAGGACGTAGTAGCTACAGAAGATAAACGTGCTGCCGCGGAGCAAGCAAAGCTAGACGCCCAAGCCCAAGCTGCCAGAGATGCGGAGTTAGCAGGGCTAGAAGGCGGCACAGAGACCCGCGCAGTACCCTACGCCGAGGCCGGTCCTCAAGGCGTGTTGCCCGGTATGGAAGCGGTTGAACAAACCGCCTCCGCTGTAGAAGCGCCGACCCCAGAAGTACTTTTCAGCGAAAACCAGTATCTGGACCGTGTGCTGGAAGACAACCGCATGCAGCAAAGCGCGGCGGTAGCAAAGCAAGACTACGATACGGCAGAAAGTCTAGCCGCGCAGTACGACGCATTTGCCGCACGCAAAAAAGAAGTTGAGTCCCTGATTAAACAGTCCGGGGCAGTTGACACAGAGTCAACCCGGGGTAAGTTGCAGCGACAGATTGCTGCGACCCAGCGCAAGCTAGAAACATTGACAGGCGATGCGTACGATCCTGTCGAGGGCCGCAAGCTGATTAGCGCGCTACGAAAACAGCAAGGCGAGCTAGCCGCTATTGGCGGAGACCGAGCAGCATTGGTAGATAAATACACGCCGATGCTGGACCTAAACCGGCGTAATGCGCAGGCATCGGCGGAAGCGGGTGCTGCCGAGATGGCACAACGCCAAGCAGCCCTGCAAGCGGGTACGGCTCCAGACGAGCAGATGTCTATGTTTGAGCAGTCCCAGCAGGACGTGGCCGATGCGGCAGACGCACGCGGGCGCACTGATCTGTGGTACCAAGAAGGCCCTGTAGGTAGCGGCAAGCGAGACCCCAACGCTCCAGTTACGGAGCAGGAGTCAACGCCCGATATTGATCGTTTAGTTGAAGTGGGTTTCAATCCTGAACAAGCGGTGTCGGTTCCTGAAACGCTAACCCGTATGCCGAGCGAAAGGTTCAATGCGTCAAAAAATCAGTTCGACGGTCTGCTCAATCAGGTCAAGAAGTTATCCAACAGCATGGTGGCGTCTAACCGCGATAAAGCGCAGGAGACCCGCGACCAGATCAACAACATCCGAACTAATTCCGACGGCTACCTAAAGCTAGCGTTTGATGCCCGCGCCGCACAAGACGAGGCCTTAAATAATTTCCTTGGGGTAATGACAGACATCCGCAGCGGTATATTTTTTGGCGGTCGTGATGTTAAGTTTGCGTCGTCCAGTATAGAGGGGCTTAATAAGCAGGCGCAGGAAGCCCGCGCTAAGTACATTCAGGCTGCACTACAAGAGGCAGCAATCCACCGACGCGCCGAAGGTCGTCCTGCACTGACACGCGACGAAGCCTTAAAAGCCGCCTCTGACATGGAAACCGCGATGACTGCGGCGCTGGATGAAATTACAACGCGCTCAACGGCGGACCGAAGCGACGCATACAAAGAAACCCGTATTGTTGCCCCCGCGCAGATGCGCGGCGCTCAGATTGTATCCCCTGCTGTCCTTGAGACTCGTGACTCTCGCCCATTAGAGGAGCGTCCGTTTGGTGCGCCGCGTGCAGCGCAGGAAGTTATTGCCGAGGGCTTAAACGTGCTGCCGCAAATCCGCGACGCACTAATCGGTAAACGACAGGCCCGTGTAGAGAAGCCTGTAATACGCACGCAGTTTGCTGGGCAAGAAGCTACCCGCGTAGCCGAAGAGCGCGGTGAAACAGCCACCACACTAAAAGGCGAGCTTGCTCGTCGTACGGAGTTTGTGCGCAACAAGATGGCCGAGATACCGGCAGCAATGCGCCCAAGAGCGCGGGACGTGCTGAACGAAGCTGCCGACATCATGGACGGGGGTAAGGCTTCACGCAATTTGCTTGATGCGGTCGAAGGTGTTGTAGATGATATGCTGGCTGGCCGTCAACCGCGCATGTCGGACTTGCGTTCAATCAAAGACATCATTGCCGCTAAAGCTCCTACTGCAGTTGAGCAGCGCGAAGCGGGGCAGCTCGGTTTATTTAATGACACATCCGCAGACCGTCGTCGTGACGACAGAGAGCTGGGCGTTATCCGCAAAGACTACAAGGCGTTTGCGGCTGCTCCGGTAGCTAAGAAAGCCCGAGATAAGGCGGTAGCGATAGCCAAAGCGGCGCAAGTTGAGATAGATAAAATTGCGCAGCGCGTACGTCTTATAGGCATTGCGCAGGATGCGGGCACGCGGTACTTAAAAAAGCAAGTAGAACTGCAAAAGCAAATTGACACGATCCGAAGCCGTATTGCTGATCTAGGCTGGATGAACGGCGCGGCCCTTAAACCTATTACGGCAGACATGTTTACGCTGACAAAACCAGAAGAGACTGCTCCCGTAATCGAGCAGTACAACGCGATGGTAGCGGGTATCGACAAGCAAAACGCACTGCTCAAACAGAAAAAAGCCGCCGCTTCGGCGGGGATTGAAAAGCAGCTTGCAGCACTAGAGGAACAGCAAAAGCGCGTTAAGCAGGGGGCAGCCAATTTCTTCGCCTCTTTTGCAAAAACTGACGCTACTGCTTTTGCCGATCCTGTATTTACAAACGAAAAAGCATCTGCCACAGCATTGTTTAACAGGCGCGCAAGCATGCTAGACGCGCAGCGTGCGGACCTACAAGAAACGCTTAAAATGACCAGAGTGCGTTTGGCTGCGGAGATGATAGAAGCTAAGAAGGCCTTTTCTGCTCAGGTAGATGTTTTAGTTACGCAAACACAGGCTGCAGCCGATAGACTCAAAGAAGCCCGAAAAACGCTAGCTGAGTCCTCAGTGATGATGGGCATTACTAAAGCGGAATTGCAGGCGTTTGATGATGTGCAGAAAAAAATTGACAAGCAGTTTTCAGACGTGGCAAAGCTGCGGGCGCAAGCCGATGAAAACGTAGCTTCAAGTGCTATTATTGCGGAGGCGCACCGCGACTTGTTTGTGCAGTTTGAGTACAAGATTTTAAAGCAGTACGAGAAAGAGTTCAGTAAAGCAAAGGCTAAACTTGGTGCAGTCGCACCAGCGGAGCTTAAGCAACTATCTGCCGCTGCCGCCGCTCAACGTGCCCGCGCTGCAAAAGTTGAAAATGAACAGCGCCTAGAGAAAGAAGCCGCCACTAAAGACAAACGCGAACTCGAACAGCGGATGTTAGAGCGCCGCTACGAGGGCAGTAGCAAAAAACAAAAAAACGCCTACGCAGACGCCGCCGAGCAAGCAAAAAGTAACGACGTAGCGCGCTTGCAAAAAATACTGAATTCTGTAGACGATGTGTTGGAAGAGCGCAAAGCCGCAAAAGGCAAACGGGCTATTGGACCTGTTACTCGGACGCAGTCGGCTGCTCCGGCGTCCCTGCGCGGGGGCACTGAGGAGAGTAAGGCGGGGTTGGGGCGTACGGGAACAAGTCAGCGCTTATCGGAAGCACGAGGTATTAAGCAGCGCAATGTGCCTATTACAAGCGCTGAGATGGCTGCGCCTGCCGACATGTCTATTGAAGAGTTCGGCAAGTTGTCACCGGAAGGACAAACTGCGGAATTAAATCGCCGCCAAATGAAGGCCGATTTGAAAACGCTTGACACGGCTAAACGTACTATAACTCGTACACGCGGCACTAAAGAACAGATTGCTGAAGATAAGCGTATTGCAGAAGAAACGTTTGGCATTGACACATCTAATTCAAAATGGCGTCAAAAACTCCGTGCTGAGCTAGCGAGGCAGGATGCGACAGAGGCCGAAGCGTTGGCAGCGGACCTGCAGAAAGTAACGAAGGGTAGGAAGAATATTGCCGACGTTATAGACGAAGACGTTGACTCTGCAGAAGACAACTATCTACGGGAAAACTCTCAGGCATACGATGCACCATCATTCACGCCTGTAAAGGTTAACGTCATCAAAGCGCTTCGTTCAGGCGATGCTGTAAAGGCTGCGGAGTTACTGGCCGAGAGCGGGGCTACGCCTTTTGTGCGTAAGCTGTCCGGACTTCTGGCTACGCTGCTAGGGAACGTTAAAGTTGAAATGGTCTCAGACCTGTACGTGGACGGCAAACGTGCGGCGGGTAGCTACGAGTCCAATAAAGCGGTAATGCAGTTTGACGAAGAGGCAGTGAGCGAAGAAGTCATCTTGCACGAGATGATCCACGCTGTTACGCTGCGATTGTTAAAAGCGCCAATAGACACCTTGACCGACGCTCAGAAAGCGGCGCGTGTTGAGCTGGAGTCTATGTTTGCGGCGGTTAAAAAGAACACCAATCTTGCGCGTGAGTACGGCATAACTAACATTGCTGAATTTGCCTCTGAGATGCTGTCCAACCGTGTGCTGCAGAACAAGTTGGCAAATGTTAAGTGGACGGGCGGGGGTAACATGGTTACCCGCTTTATTAACAAGGTGCTGGCGTTCTTGGGGCTGAAGGAAGGCGTTGACTTTAACAAGCAAGCTACACAGAACATCCTGAACCTGTTTGAAAAAGCAATGCCGATGACTGAAGGCAGACAGATCGACAACGTCGCGTCTGTGCTACGTGGGGTTTTCCCTAACACCGAGCCAAAGTTTGCCGCTGGTATCTCTAAAGAAGCGCAAGCCGCCGCTGGTCGACAGGTTGCGCGGACTTCCGGGTTTATGGCGTCGCTGTTTAGCCCCGCCGCAGCCGCTCCAGAAAGCAGTAAAACAAATAGGGCGCTTGCTTGGCGCACTCAGTTACTGGATCGCTTTGCGCCTATCGAGGAGCTGTTGCGCAAGGGTGTCGAGCGCGGAGTTATCCCCGACATGCAACTGTTCCAGACGCTCTACTACATGCGCTTTGGCGAACAGGTCAACCAATACGTAGCGCAAGCTGCTTCTAATGGTGTTGTACGACGCGTTAAGGCCGCCGATGGCACCCACACGTTTGAGGCTGTTGAAGGCGACAACATTGCCCGTATTGCGGAGACTTTGCGTGACGCGGGTATTGGTAATGAACAAGCCGCTGAAGAAATGTTTACTACATGGATGGCAGGTCTTCGCGCAGGTCAGGGGCAAATCGGCTGGGACAAGTTGAACTTTAAAGACGCCAAGCAAGCCAAGGCTGACTGGGACGCGGTTAACAAGGACGTGCAAAACAACCCAAAAATTAAAGACGCTTTTGAGTCTGCTCGTAAACAATACCGCCAGTACAACAAAGACTTGCTTACGCTCCTGTCTGACTCAGGCGCAATGTCTAGTGATGAGGCTGTTAGATTGTCAGCGCTAGATTACGTCCCGTTCTACCGTAAAAACGGAGAAGAAGTAGAGCTGATGATTGACCGTGAGAAAATTGTTAAGATCGGCAATCTTAAGAACCAGCCGTACCTCAAAGAGTTAATTGGTGGCGAGGACTCTATCCTGCCGTTCTTTGAGAGCGCGTTGCAGAACACCCGCATGATTCTTGATATGGGCATGCGCAATATCCAGACAAAAGACGTGGCGTACGTTCTGCAGAAAATGGGTAGCGCTGAAATCCGCAAAGGATCAGGCCCTGCGGGCACCAATATCGTACGGTTCCGTGAAGGCGGCGAAATGAAGCACGCCGTTATTGATGACGCGTATGGGGTTCCAGCCGATCTGCTGGTTAAAGGCTTGGAGGGCATAAAGACCACTATCCCAGCGGTTGTTCGTTTGATGAGCTACCCTGCTAACTTGTTGCGTAAGACAGTGACAATAATGCCTACCTACGCGCTGCGTCAAGCCATTCGTGACCCGCTCAACGCGTGGATGGTTACCGGCGGTAACTTTACCCCAATAGCTAGTTCCTTTAAAGAGCTGACTAAGATGGTAGGCGGCAAGAGCGAAACGCAAAGTATCCTGCAACAAGCAGGCGCTATCAGTAGTAACGTGTTTACTGGCGACAAGCAAGACATCACGCGCATCTTGCGCGATACCGTTGGGGGTAAGGCTGGCTGGCAGAAACTCGTTGCTAAGGCTGAAGGGTTTGCTATTCAAGGCGACTCATCAACCCGCGCTGTTCTGTACAACATGTACCGCGAAAAGGGCATGACCCACATGCAGGCGTTGCTTGGTTCGCTGGAGTCTATGAACTTTAGCCGTCGCGGTGTGTCTCCCAGCATGCAGTTCATGTCCATGATGGTGCCGTTCTTTAACGCTCAGATACAGGGTTTGGATGTGTTGTGGAGAGCCGGTAAAGGGGTGTCACTGTTCCAGAAGGAAATGAACGTCCAAGCATTAATGCTCAAGCGTGGTTTTATGATGGCGGCAGGCACTATGGCCTACGCGGCCCTGATGCAGGACGACGAGTCTTACAAGAACGCAACGCCAGAACAGCGCGCGCTCAACTGGTTCATCCCACTGCCCGGTGTGGAGGCAAGTCTGCGTGTGCCAATCCCATTTGAATTGGGCTACGCGTTTAAGTCAATCCCAGAAATGGTATTCAACGTGGCGTTTGGCGACCAGAAAGCCGGGGAAGCCATGAAGGCGTTTGGTGCTTTGGCTTACCAGACAGTGCCTGTCGGCATGCCACAAGGCATGAAGCCTATTGTTGAGGTGGCGACAAACTACTCGTTCTTTACCGGCTCCCCTGTCGAGTCTAATCGCATGCAGGGACTTACCAAAAGCGAGCGCTACAGCCCCAACACCACCGAACTGGCAAAGATGTTGAGCGCCGCTACATTTAGCACCGTCTCTCCAATGCAGGTTGAACATCTTATCCGGGGCTACACAGGGTCATTAGGGATTACCCTACTGCAGATACCTAACGTAGCCATCCGTCCGTTGACAGATCAGGCAGAGCGCCCAACTAAACTCATCAACGAGTACCCAGTTATCGGCACTCTGTTTCAACCTGCTGATGGACGGGGTGTGGTCAATGCTGCGTACGATAGGCTCGAGGAGTTCCAACAGGCCAAACGTACGTACAACACGATGATTGCCGAAGGCCGGGGAGCCGATGCCAAAGCGTTTGCTCAGAAGTACTCTACGGAAATTGCGCTTAACTCCTTTGGCGGTTCTTTCCGTCAAGAGATGGGCGAGTTGGCTAAACTTAAACGCGGTATTGCGGCATCTAAGACCCTGACCCCCGATCAAAAGCGTGACAGGGTTCAGGAAATTAAACGCCTTGAGATTCGCATGTCGCGGCGCATCATCGAACTCGACTAAACAAAACCCCCAGCTTGCCGTCCTTGATGCCGATGGTGGCTTTGACTGGGTACCGAAAGGGGAGCGCGGACATCAGCCCGTGCTCCCTGATCTTTTCTACGTTGAGCCCGGGCACGAAGAACGCCTCACTCTTCCTCAAGGTCGCCCACGGATACAGAATCTTCATCTAGTTCTTCCTTGCGGCGGGTTATGTGCATGACGTTGACGCGCATGCCGGGGCCGTTCGTCCGGCTCAGCATATCTTTCTTGGTGTAATGCACGTTGCCGGGCCACATCGCTTCGAGTTGCGCCTTGAAGTCGGCGTAGCCAAAACTCATGGACACGCAGTGTTGTTTCAGTAGCTGCTCCTCCAAGAAGTATTCGACATAGCCGTCCGCTAAGACCTCCTGCTCGACACGCCCCAGCACCTTGGACTTAGTTATGGAGGCGTCAACTGTCTCACCGCTACCCCAGCCTGCCAGAATTCTTCTGTCGGTACCCTTGCGGATGACGATAAAGTTACCGTAGTACTCTCGGGTGTAGGCGTTCAACACGTCCTCGGCAGTACGCACGTTCTTGCGCAGAGACCCCCGTGCCTTGTTAACCAGCTCATGTAGCGCGTCAACGATTCCTTTGACCGGAGTGTTCAGGATGTTGGCATGCTTAGGCCCAGTCAGAATCGCGGCGGCAACAGTAGTCGTACACGCCGCATGCCAGTACCGCTCGTCGTCCACAAAATTCATTACCTCTTTCAGCCGCTCGTGGACTTTAGCCATAACTGATTGTGCTTCTGCCTGATGAGTTACCAACCAACGAACCCACGCCTCACCTGCAACACCGTAGTTACCCTTGATGTTCTTGAGGACGGGGCGGTCGCCTTCTGCCCACTCAATTGCGACATTGGGCGTCCACTCCAGCATACGGAGAAGCTCACCGTTCGAGCTGTGCTTACGCGCTCCTGACATGTAGTCGGTCAAGTGTACGTTCGAGGTCATGGTACAAGTCAACGCCCAGAAGCTGTTGTTCATACGCTCCTTGTTTGCGCCAGACTCCATACGGTCCTTGCCCTGCCCCTCGGCTAGGTCAAACACAAACTCAGGTGCCCACTCCATGTCCTTGCGGCTCTTGCTAGTTATCTCATCAATTAGCAACGGCATACTGTTTAGAAGACCTGCGCGGTTCTGCATGGCTACGGGGGATGTGCCCTTGCTGGTGCGGTATTTGTTTATATGCCCCCACACGCCTGCCTTTAGCTCTAGCGTCAACGACTTACCAGTACCGGACTCAGTCGAGCCGATGTGCCACACAAAGCCCGCGTAGTCCGTAAACTTAAACAGCGCACAACCAAACGAGTCCATAGCCAGCGCGAGCATGGTGTTCATCTTTCTCTGCGCCAGCAAGTCCCAAGGCTTACGCCAGTTCGCTAAAGTCCCCGCGCTGTTCGTGTTGCGGTTTATATTCCGTAGCTCGGGCATGGGCACAGTAGTCTCACTGCCGTCTTTGCCGAACACACGGTTGTTGTACACGAACGAGCCGTCTTCCTGCCACCCCAACTGGGTTGGTACTGTTATAGCTTTCTTAGTCATTGACGCCTCCTCGACGCACGCCCTAACATAGTCGAACAAATTGTTGTCGTTGCCTTTGCCGTAGGACGCAATGATGTTTTGCGCCGCTAGCGTCTTGACGGTTTCGTCTTTACTGACCACGGCTTTTTGCGGCACGATGACCGTTACCGCGCCGTCGGGACGGTTCGCAGCTAAGTGAACGATGTGCTCCCCATCTTGTTTCAGAATGTCTACGGCAAACAGGTCGTACGCCAAAACCTGCGCTTGCTTAGTCGTCTTGTTGCCGTTGGCGTCCGTTGTCTCTACGTCCTTGTACACACCGCCAGTAGCCCCGTAGCTAAAACCTCGTGGTGGTGGGGGACGCGTTACTACCTGCTGGTACGCAACAGGCACAATGGCTTCTTCCTCAAGCGCGTCCATCTCGTCGTACTCAGCGTCGGGCTCGGGCTCGGATGGGGGTAGGGTATGGTTTAGGACAACTTGTTTCTCAGTGTTATCTGTCCTGATCTTTCGCCCCAGAATCAGAGGGTTGGTGACCTTGCCCCAGTTAGGACAGGACGCACACACGCCGGGGTTCTCGCTGTCCATCTTGGTACACGGGTACGGACCTTTGATCTCGATGATCTTCTGGTGCATCCGATCCCGGTCGTAGGGGTGCATATCCGTCAGCCACTCGGCGTAAGCCGGGCCGTCCTCACACACCTTTGTCCAAGACAAAAGTCCACGCCAGATTGGCTCAAGTCCGTCTTCCTGCGGATTCTCTACATACGCCTTGATCTGCGCACAGCCAGTACCCGCCTCAGTCCTGTCCCAGATCTGCTCGAAGCTAGTCTCAGCGTTCTGTAGTAGCTTGACCTGTGTAGCGTTGGGGTCTCGCCGGGGACGTTGTCCGGACAGCTCCGCCATGAAGACGGGGCGCGGCTTAAACTCTTCCCGCAGTTGAGACTCAATACGACCAGCCATGTCCGCAAAAACAACCCTGCCGCCCGTTGACATCAGCTTGACCTGTCGTGGGGTGCCGTACTTCTTCTTGAAGTTTTTTGTGCCGGGTATGCGTAACACGCGAGCGGCATCTGCCGTTACCGTCATGTCGATAGACATTCCCTCTTGCTTACAGAGACGCTTTAGATTCTCCGCAACAGGTTTCCAAGTAGCGATAGGCAGTTCTTCAGTCAGCAGCCAGTAGCAGTGAATACCGCCGCCTGATGCCACAACCCAAGGAGCGCCAAACTCATCTAGTCCTGTCTTCTTTAAAAACCCATCAAGCGCAAGCGCCGCCGCTTTCTTTGAGGCGTAGCCATCCATGTCGATGAACAGCGCCTTGATCTTGTCGGCGTTGACTGCCTCTCGCGTGCCAGCTTCTTTAAAAGTAGCCAGCCCAAAGAAAATGTCACACTCGTTTGCTAACCACCTGTCTATGTATTCTTGTGCCTCTCCTATATCTTTTATATATTTATGTTCTTTTTTCTTCGTCAGTTCCGCTACACAGTAGTACCCCTCACCCGGGGACGGCAGAACCTCCGCTAAAAACTCAAGCGGTGTCATGGCTATCCTTCAGGTTATTTGGCTTCGGGCTCTTCGGGCTCTTCGGCTTCTTGGATGCGGTACTCCAAACGCTTGGCTAGCTCCTCCACCCACTCAGCGCTCAGGGTTTCGTAGCCGAGGATGTCGGCGTAGTGGACCAACTCTTGGTCGCTCAGGTTTTTTGGGTCAATACTTTGCATGCTTTTCTCCACGCCTCTTCGGCTGTTGTACATGTTTGAAAAATGCTGATGAGAGCCTTCACAACCGGACGGTAGGCAACGAAGACCTCCCCGCCGTTAAACCAGTTGTAAACAGATTGCCGAGTCGCGCCGGTCAGCTCTGCTACTTTGGTAACGGGGAACTCTAGGTGTATTGCCCATCGTCCGAGTTGATTGCCCAATGTCTTGGGTGCTTTGCTCACAGCCTCGATAGTTTGTTTTGAGTAGGCCATTGTTTTTAAGGGGGCCGAAGCCCCCGTTCTCCTTACTCGTCGTCCCAGTCGTCAACCATGTCCGCCAGAGATGCCTTAGACGCAGGCACTGAGCTTGCCTTCTTCTCTTCCTTGCGTACTACTGGCTCGTCTTCCTCTTCAACTGGCGCTGCTTTCTCTGCCTTGGGGGCTTGCGCTTCTTTCGCCACTGCTGCGGCGGGGCGCTTGCCTTCCAAAGACAATGGGGCTGATGATACCCCGTCTTGCTTAGAGACAGTCATAGTGATTGCCTTAATTGCGGCATCGGACTTACCCTGATCTACAACTCCGGCATGCTCGTCATCAGTCAACCAACGGGTAGGCATGAAGTGTAGCTTAGGGCTCTCTGACTTCGTGTCGAACTTCATACGCGTTATGACTTCAGCGGGGTCAATGTTCTGCGCCATCAACCAACGAGCGTATGCTTGCAAGCCGCGCTTGTCGCCGTCCTCTTTGCCGAAAACAGATGTAGCGGGTAGCGTCAACTGCAACACATCGCCCCCCATATCGTTCGCCAAGACTACAGCAATACGTTGTTGGTAGCGGCAAGCGCGGCTGTTGTTCTGGCCTGAACCCGCAATGTTCTGTGAACACTCGGAGCAACGCGATGCTTGCTTGTTCTCCGCCTCCGCCGCAGGCTTCTCACCATCAGGCGACCAGCAGTCAGGAGCAGAAACAGTTGCGGCGTCGTACTTCTTTGCATAGAACACACGGCTGACTTTAGGGGCGGCGTTGACAACTACTACATCTAAGTGCCGCTCTTCGATAGCGGCAATTTCTTTGCCGGAAGCCAGCAAGCGAAACACACCGCCTTTGATGGAGATGCGTTTACCAAAACTGTTGCCGCCTGCGCCCCCGGCTAGGGATTTAGCGAGCGCAGAAAGTTCGCCACGGTTCTTTGCGAAAGCGGGTGCTTGCGCGGGATTAAATAATGCTACGTTACTCATTTAGATCTCTCCTTACTTGGTTGGTTTACGAACAGAAATAGAATACTCAGTATTCCATCCCAGTCCGGGTGGTACGACGCCGGGGTTGTCTTCAAGGAACGTTGCCATGTTGGTCTGCGCTATGCGCTTCTCTAACAAGTCAACTGCGTCATGTTCCTTAACGAACTCTTTAAATGAATCCCAGTCTTGGGTGTTGTATCGGGTTAGTTTGCCCAACACTACTGTCCCATTACCGGTTCGGACTGATGTGCTACCAAGCGCTAACATTTGGTCTTTGAGTGCGTTCTTAACAAGCGCCAGCTTTGCTTCTATCTCGGCTGCCTCTTTCTCGTACTCGCGTGTCAACTGTTGCATTTGGTCGCGCATTTTGCGGTAAACCCGCACCAACTTATCCATGGGGATAGTGGGCGGTAATTCTTCTTCGGTCATTTGCTTCTCCTTTTTAACTGTCTAAGGTTTGACATCATACATGGATTCTTTGGTCGTGCAACTCCTTTCTTAAATATTTTTTATTTCACTGTCGAACAGACTTACGAGCAACGAGTTGTCATTCACTTTGCTGCTCATCGCCCTGTACAACTTCTTCTCGATGGGGCTGGACTCAATGTGAATAACAGTAACTTTGTCTGAGTTTTGCCCCTTGCGGTCAGCTCGCGCAATACACTGGATGTATTGTTCCACACTCATCAACGGCCCAAAGAACACAACCGTGTCAGCGGCTGTTAGGGTAATCCCGTGTGCCGTTGCTTGTGGCTGCATTACCAACACGCGTATGTTGTCGGTGGTCTGAAAGTCGTTGATGATATGCCCTCGCTTGCTGGCGCTCACGTCACCGTGAATCTGCCCTACGTTGATGCCCTTCTTCTGCAAGTGCGTAACGATGCCCTCGATGCTGGAGCGAAACATAGCGAAGATGATTACCTTGCGCTCGGTCTCTTCCAGAATTTCCTCGAGCACATTCAAGCGAGGCTTGGCATCGAACTCAACAACTTCTTTGTCGTCCGTGTACGCCGCGCCGCAGGATATTTGTAGTAGCTTACTCACAGCAACGCCTGCGTTGACTGCGCTGATTGTCTCACCTGCCGTCTTGACCATCATCTGCTCTTTGAGCATGTTGTAGTACTTAACCTGTTGTGCAGACAGCGGTACTTGGCGAGTAACTGTAACGACTGGGGGCAAGTCCAAGCAGTCCGCTTTGCTAAACCTAATAGCGGGTTGTAGCGCGGCAAAGACCGTATCCCGTGCGTTATGTTTTGGCGTCCACTTAAACATCGTCACTTTGTTCATGACCTTGTCGCGCCATGCCGTATAGAACTTAGGCACACCTCCGGGGTTGACCAGCTTAGCCAAGCCGTACGCATCAACAGGCGACTGAGAAGCAGGGGTTCCCGTCATCATCCACAGGTATGTCTCGGGCTTGACGATTGACGACAGCGCTTTCCAGCGACGTGTTGATGGGTTCTTGTATGCGTTGGCCTCGTCCACAATAACTAGATCGAACTTGCCGTTAGAGTTGATCTCGTCTGCAATCAGGTTGAGCCCATCGTAGTTGGCAATGACAAGCTCATAATCGTGCTGAATCATTTCAATACGCCGCGCAGCTTGCGCATGATGGGCTACGACTGCTGAGCGATGTATCACGCTACTGTTGATGTCTCCCATCCAAGCGCTGTGCATGATCGACAGCGGACAGAGTATCAACACGCGGCGCACCTCTCCACGCTTCATTAGGTAGTCCGCCGCCCACAACGCGCTGAGCGTCTTGCCTGTACCGGGGTCGTTGAACACGAAAGCCCTGCGATTCAGTGTCAGGAACGCGGACGTTTCTACTTGGTGATCCATTGGTGTAAACCGTCCGGGCCAGCTATAGCGACGAGTGATGGGGGATGGTGCGTGCTTGACCCCAAGGTTGCGTAGTACACGCGTCTCGTCCAGTCCCCAGTAAACCGCTACGTCATAGATGCCGTCCTTCTCAGCAACGATCTTGTGCTTTGGAATGACGCTGTATTTGTGCGGGTTGCGCGTGCGCAGGACTAACGCTTTGTCGTCTATGATTTGCATGCTTCTCTCTTATATTGGCTTGCGGCACACGTACATAGCGCGGTCCGTCAAGTAGTGTTTTTCTAAATGTCCTAGTTGTATAAGTCTGCTGTGAGCGTCCCAGAAAAAGTTGTCCCCCGTAAGGGACAGCACGTCTACCCACGCATTACCAAACTTCAACAACCAAAGATCTACTAACGTATCTACGGGGACGGTGAACGCCCCCTCCTCAATATCTACCGAGTTACTTAACGGACCCGTCAGATTTTCGTTTATATGATCGGTTTGCGCTTGCGCTTTTGACGCGTAAATTACTTCGATCTGTTGCGCCGCCTTTTGAAAGGGGTTGTTTATGGTCGACATCTTTGCCGTCTCCTTTGTGGACTAGTCCTTCTTTCTCCATGGTGCGCCGCGCTTTGTTACGGGCAGAGCGCTTCTTCTTTACTTCGGGGGTGCCGTCGTACTGCTCGTATTCTTTTTTATAGGGCCGTTTTTTGTTTACGTATGGCATTTTTAATCCTAGTGCTTGGGGTTAAATTCACAGCCTTTGACCTGACACCAGCCGCATAAAGGGGTCTGATTGGGGTTCCAAACGTCATTGGCAAAGCTAGCCTCTAGTCTAGCCGTTCGCTCCCGGTAGCGCCACCACGCCGCGTCTTTCTGTTCACGCGTCATCTGTAGTTTCACCATGCTGTTCTTGACAATAAACAACAGCGCGGAGTTGACCTTGCGGATATGGGGGTAGTGCTCAAACACCATTAGAGACATAAGTACTAACTGGTCCCGGTCTGGGTAGCGGTTGTTGCCCGTCTTCCAGTCCACCACCCACGCGGTGAGGTTGTCGTCGTCGATGATTAGCAAGTCGGCAATGCCCCGTACCCACACGTCCTTAGCTCTCCAATCGGTCGGCTTGAGGTCTGTGGTGAGCGCCATCTCCTGCTCCGCTAACTTACGCCCGGGCTTCTTTAACAGCTTGTCCACAACAGGCTTGAACTGCGAGTGCTCTTGCGGTATTTCCTTGCCGTCACGTATGTACAACTCCAGTGACTCGTGCACCTGTGTGCCGTAACGTGTAGCCTCTGTCTCTTGGAACGGGTACTTCTTGAGCACCTTTACTTCGTGGTAACGTCTTGCACAGCCTTCGTAATCTTTTAAGGAGCTGTGGCTCCATGCAGGTTTTTTCATTAGAACTCCGCAGAAAGAATAGCGTCATTGAGGCGGCGAGCAAACGCCGTAACAAACTTCTCGTTGCAAGCAAGGTCGTGCCCCATGTCGTTCAGGATGGCGTGAGTCATCTCGTGCCAGAACGTATCGCTACGTTCGCCTGCCGCCAGCAAGTACTTGCCTGCATGCGTTGTCACGTCAATCTCTTTCTTGACGAAGTCAATACGCCCAAGACCAGTAGCCAACGCTTTAGGTTGATTGATCTTGTATAGCGACTTGCCGACGTTTATAGTTTTAGGCAATAACATCTTCTTCTCCTTAGTTTTTAGCTAGTCCGTATCTACGGTGTGCGCCACCGTCAGCGTCCAAAGGTATGCCCGGCATATACTTCGGCTCCACAGTCATCTGCGCCAAGACCCAAGTCTTAGCGTCAACCACTTCCGCATCCGGCACAACCGCAATCAGCTCGTCGTGCACCGTGCCCTTGATAGGGTATCTTTTACTTACCCTGAGCATGCCATCCGTCATCACAATACGTGCTGTTCCCTGAACAATGTTGTTCGTGATCTTGCCCGGATACAATTTGGTAGCGTCTGGCCCGTATACCCACTGGCTCCTACCGTCATCATCTTTAGTCTGTCTTAGATTCGGATAAAGCAGACTCATGCCGTTAGGCAATACGATCTCCTCTTTCCGAAACTTGATACCTTTATACACGAACTCCTCGCCCCCCGCAAGCGATTTTTCTAGCAAATTGCCGCACATATTCCAGAACGCCACCACAGGCCATGCCGTCGCCCGATAGATGTCGATAATACGTTTGGAAGCGACAGCGTGTGTTAACAAGTTATCAAGCGAGCAGGTGTGAGGTATTTCTTCCAGCTTGAGTAGGTTGTCGTCCCACGCCATAAACCTCTCCACGTACTTACGGTCAACCCCTAACTTCTTAGCAAACGTTTTGTCATACATGACGGGCGGTGCGCCAAGGAATCCAGTTAGTAGCTGCGCCGCAAACGATGCCCAGCCCAAGCCGTAACCACACCCAAGCAGCGCTGACTTAGCGGACTGGCGCAGGTCAGGGTGGCTCTCCTTGGTCATGCCGGGGGTGTTAAACATCTGCGCACCAAACGCCGCGTAGGGGTCACCGCCTTGTTGGAAGATCAACAGCATGTCTTCGTAATCAGCAAGGTACGCCAACACACGAGGCTCGATCTGAGACAAGTCGCCGACAACCAGTTGATGCCCTTCGGGAGCCATGATTGCCTTACGCAAGAACGAGCCGCGCTTAAGGTTCTGCATGTTGATAGCGCTCCCCTTGGATGCCGTCCACCGCCCTGTTCCTGCTCCGTAGTAGCTTAGTGGGACAGGTAGCGCCCCTCTGTAGCTGATGTCAAGAAACCGTTGTGCCCTCGTACGCTCGGTCGTTGACTTGACTCGTAGGCGTGCCTCACACAAAGCCGACACATCCTCGTTACTGCCGTTGAGCAGGGCTTGGAACAACGCATCGTTCTTAGCCAAGGCAAGTGTCTCTTTGCCTGTCGTCTTGCTTTTCTTCTTCGGGGGCACTACGCCCATCCCTGTCAGAATCTTTGCAAACATTGGGTTGGATGCCAACATCTTCTCCTCTACACCAAGACGTTCCAGTAGCCCCTCGCGCTTTTCTTTCTCCTCCACTAGCGCCTGCTTCAACATCTCGCTGTCAAGCAATAGTGTTGGCTCGGTATACATCCGAAGCGTCATGTCTATGAGTCTAAGTTCTGAAGTAGGGTATCCAACTCGAAGGGCTGAAAATATACGTTCGCACAAGAACACATCGTGCTTGCAGTACTCGGCGAGTTCTTCTTCGACCTGCGCATCCAGTTCTCGTAGTCCATTAGTCGAATGTAGGGCTTGCCCTTTGTCGGGAAGGCCAAAAGCGCTTGCCAACCGCGCGAGGGAATTGCCAACCTCCACGCCGCGTAGAGCGCGTGCCATT